AAACGCCTTATCTTAATGAAAAACTCTCCATTACTTTGACCATCACTTATATCAAAGTCACCTGACTCTATGAATGCAGGAATTGCTGTTTTAGCTCCTGTGCTGTCAACTTGATCTACACCTACCTCGTGTTCATATAATATAGATGCTCCGTTTATACCTGTAGCACCCGTAATGACAGGAAATGTCGGTATGCCTGTTGCATTGTATTGAGTGCCATAAGGTTGATCAAAAACTGTTCTATCATAGTAAGTTGTTCTGTCTAGAGAACTTATAGACCAAACACCCTCTCTGTAATTAAATGTTACGTTTCGATCATTTTGCGTTGAACCTGATTTTGGGTAGAACCAATTTATTTCTGTAAATAAAGAATTGTATTGAGCAAATACTATATTTCCTGCTCCGTAATTAATTCCTAGATCATCTGGGTCAACATTAGAAAAAACAAAATCCTCAACTGTGCAGGGTATTCTTTTTACAGTACCATCGTAGACAAAGAAACCACCAGCTTTACCCATCCAATATACTGCACCATCTACAAAGACTGCTGCGTGTTGACCAATCGCACCACAGTTTGATCCAACTTGTGTAATTGAGAAAGTAAATGGAGGTCCAACAAACTGCATTCTGTATGCAGAGGTATCTGTTAGAATTAAAATGTAATCTTTACCTTTAACAGCTCCTACAATTCTTGTACCCGAATCAAGTTGAAATGTACCTGCTGTGTTTGTTGACGTTGGTGCATATGTGTCTCTAGCCTCTTGATCTGAAAAACGAATAAACATAGGGTCTTGAGTTCCTGAGTTACCAATTGTTTTCTCTGTGCCTAAATGAATAACGTGTCTATCTCTGTCAGAGATAATTGTATGAATAGATTTGGTTGGCATACCAGTTGATACTGTTGCTCTAGTTGTTAAACCAGTACTAGGATCCCATTCAAATGTTTTTCCATCTTTTATTGTGGCTAATAATATTTGACCAAAATTATCAAGGCTCCAAGAACCGGGTTCTAGACTTACTTGACTTGCATCAGAAGCTGAACCCCACCCCACATAATTTGTAGCATTATTAACATTGACTCCACTATTATGAGCTGACCTTGTTGAACCCAAAGCCGCTCGTGTAATATTTTGTAAATCATTTCCTGCTTTTGCTGTGTAAGTAATAAGCTCAGCACCAACTATTATTGTTCCTGATGAGGGAAAAGAAGAGGCACTCGTAAGTGTGATACTTGTGCCAGAACCACCTGTACCAGCAGTATCATCTTGAAGAGCACCATTAAGCGTACTAAAAGCTTCGTTTTCTATATCACCACCCCACAGTCCGGTACCAAAACCAAAGCCGACTACTTGAGAAGCGTTTCCTACTACTGCATATGGTGTAGCTGCTATGGATCCCCCTGCGGTCAATCCTGTTCCAGATTCGACAGAGTCCATAGTGACTGTAAAGGCACCACCATTGACTATGTTAGTTACCTCAAACTTTGTGTTTATAAAATCAGCTTGTGTGAATCCAGTACCACTGCCTGGAATTGTTACATCTGAAAACTCAATAATCTCACCAGCTGTGAAATTGTGATCTGCTAAATTAATTGTAACTGTACTAGAGTTGTTTGTTGTAGTAATTGTTCCTGATGTTATTTTACTACCTAGTGGTGATATGTCATAAAAAGCTCCGTCGTGATATAGAAACAAACCTTTGTGCGTGCCGACAGCAATGTATCTCTTACCATTAAGATCAGACCAGATGTGCATATCTCGAGCAACAAGTGTGTTATTTGTTTCTTGTCTCCAACCACCTATCTTTTCAGGTTCTCCATAACGAAAACGAACAAAATCAGCATCTGTCCAACGACTTTGAGCAGTTGTTTGTGTGACCTGTTTATTTATGCCTGATTCAAATGGTACTCTAATTAATGCCATATTTTACTTTTTAATATTTCTCTTGGTATAGTATAGTCTATATTATAACATTCGCCAACTACCTTGGTAAACTCGTGCATACACTGATAATTATTCGGGTAAGCTCTTTTCATCTTATATTCTGAGGGAGGTCTGTCATACAGTTCCCATTTTAACTCATTCAACTTAATTGTGTTAATGTTTGCATCTTGCATTATAAGTGGTAGTTGATCTCTTATAAGTAAATGTTTGTAAGTTTTCCACCATTTTTTGTTAATTGATGCACATTGTTTGTTTCCTTGCCTTACAACAAAACCAGTTAAATAAGATTTGTTTATATTCTTGTTATCCATAAATAACTCAACAACTTGACCTAAATGTATGAACCCGTCTAAATACCAATCAAAAACTTCATCTATAAAACAATTTCTAAAAGGGTGTTTTAATGTTGTAAATGTAAAATTCTTTAATAATTTTTTACCTATGTTTGTAACGTGCTTTGAAAGTTTTACATCTGTGTCAACATAAATAGTGTCTTGTTTTGGAAAAAAAAGATGTGAGTTTATTTTGTGAAAAGCCTGATGAGTTTTTTTTGCAAAAGCATTATTGCCAATACGATGCTTGAGATTAAGTTTGACTTGTTGCCAAGGTTTAGGTACTTTTTTATTGGTAAGAGCATAATACTCGCAATCAGAATCTACATAATCTGGTGGTCTAATAAAGTTTGTGTTATTGGTTAAAACAGTATAAATTACAGTCATATGTTCAAAAAATATATCACCTCAATTGATCAAACACAAAGTTTTTTTACTAATATTACTTATCCACGAAATGTTAATATTTTTCACGGACACTACCCAGAAGTTCACGAATTGCATAATCTTAAATTATTAATAGATGAAAAACTTAAAACTAATTTAGATGAACAACAAACAAATATCTATGCTGAAAAAACAGAATTTAATGTGCTTAATGATAGTGAGGTAGTAAAAAATTTTTTAAATTATGTACATAAACAAATAAGTTTATCACCAGGTGGTCAATTTATAAAATTTTGGAACGAAATGTTTGTGATGGAAACTTGGGGCAATCGAATGAATAAAGGTGACTATATAAAAAACCACGTTCACACTTGTTTACATTTAATTTTATATCTTACAGAGGGAGTTGAATTGTTTCTGCCAGAACTACAGATGAGCATCGTACCAAAACCAGGAGATTGGTATCTTTTGCCACCACACGTTTTACACTATTCAAATAAAAGCACTTCTGAAGAAGCTCGGTACAGTTTTGTTTGTAATCTTACAGAAAAAGCTAATTGGGAAAGATTAAAAGAACTTAATTTATATTAAACACGACATTTAATCCACCCCGTCATAATGTATTTATCTTTATCTAATGGAGGATTACCTCTGTGAACATATGGAAAATGAGCAGGTGATAAAATAATTCTGCCTTTTTTTGGTTTGACTCTACGTTTTAGATTTAAAAATTCTGTTTCTCCACCTTCAAAACCATCATTCAAATAAATAATATAAAACATCACTCTTGTAGAGGCATCAAATGAGTCACTATGTTCAATGTGCCAGACGTGATAACCACCACCAGGTTGTGTCAATTGAATTTTTCCACCATCATAAACAAAACCATTTCTGTAAAAGTCATCAATACCTGTACTTTTTCTGTAAAACAGCCAAGCCTGATTTAAATTTATAAAAATAGGTTTGATAGGAAGTTCCCATTCACCAACATTCATTTCATTTAGATCAATAGCCAAATCATTTTTTTGAGTATTGGAACTGCCTTCAGCATCTAGTCTACTCATTACTTGTTTAAATTTTTTTTTATCACTAAAAAAAGTAATAGCATCTTGGCACATTTCTTTGGAGACGATATTATCAACGACTCCAATGGAATCTTTGACATCAATATTTGGATGCATTATTTAGATTTATAAGAGGTTGGTTTTGCACCTAATCTCGCTACTTTTTCTTCTGCTGTTTCGTTTTCAACATTATCAGCATCCCAAACTGCTTGTAGCTCTTTCAGGTGTGCTGCATCCCAAATGTCTATAAATTGTGTTCTAAAATTTCCGTGTGTGTCTTCAGAATAAGCAGCGTGAGGTGTTGTATCTCTGTGCTCTACTTGATCTTTATCATCATCGTTAGTCCATTGAATGGCCCACACATTTGAAAATTTTTTATCTGCCCACAATGCGTTATGGTCACTTCCTGTAAAAGTGTAACCACGACCTTGATCAGCAAAATCGTCTTCGTTTTTGACTATCATTTTATCTTCAAAGACTACAGTCCAATTACCTTTTTTCATAAATACTCCTTAAGTTTTAATAATATATAACACACTTACATATGGTTGTAAAACAGAAGTCGCTGAACCAGTAAATGTTGCTCCGTTTATTGTAAGATTGTGCCCGTGAGCTGTACCACCTCCAGTAGAACCTGATGCTCCTGGAGTTCTGTAGCGATTATATTTGGCATAGTCACCTACTGCTGTTCCTCCAGTATTATAACCCGAGTTATGTGTATGAGCTGCAAGTTGTGCTGTGCTCAAAGTAGCATTTGCAGCAGCTCCTGCAACACTGCAAGTACCTGTACAAGCTACAGTATCTGCCCCACCTGTTGAAGCTAAGGCTTTATTGTTTGATTTACCTAAGGGAATATTATTTCTTAGATCGGGTAAACCAAAAGTTGATGAACCATCTCCTGCACCATAAACTGTTCCCACTATTGCGAAAAGAGTTGCATAGGTACTTCTAGAAACATTTGACCCATCACATTCTAAAAAACCAGTAGGAACTGACGTTGAACTCCAAGGAACAATAATACCTGTATTTACACCTTGAACTCCTCCCAAGCTGGCTGCACTAAAATTATATCTTGTTGCTTCGTAATTACTCATTCTATGTCTTTATAATGTATAAGATTGCTATGTAAGGTTGTAGTACAGAACTAGCAGTACCAGAAAAACTTTGTGTGTTAAGTGTTAAATTGTGAGCGTGAGCTGAACCACTGCCTGCACTTGCCATACTTCCCTGATAATTTGCAGAGTAAGGACCTCTATCGCCAGATCGATAAAGATTGGAACCTCCTAAATAACTCCCTCCAGTATGTGTGTGATTTGGTAGTTGAGCTGTGGTCAACGAAGCGTTTGAAAGTTCAGCAGTTACTGACAAGTTACCTGACGCAGCAACTGTATCTGCTCCACCTGTAGCTGCTAAAGCTTTGTTATTAGATCTCCCAACTACACAATTATTTTGTAAATCTGGTAAACCAAAAGTAGACGATCCATCACCAGATCCATATGTTGTGGCTACCACTGCAAAAAGGTCTGCATAAGTCGACCTTGATACATTAGAACCATCACAAAGTAAAAAACCACTTGGTACTGCATCCTTACTCCAAGGAACAATAATTCCAGTGTTTATACCAGCAATACCTTGTATGTTTGCTCCTGTGAAATTATATTTTGTTGCTTCGTAATTACTCATTTTATGTCTTAATTATATATAATAATGTTACAAATGGTTGTAAAACTGAGGTGGCTGAACCAGTGTAAGTTCCTGCGTTAACAGTAATGTTATGTCCGTGTGCAGAACTTTGACCTGCAGCACCTGAATCTGTTGAATTAATAGGATAAGACCCCTCACCACAACCATATGGTCCTGACCCAGTCCAAGCTTGGTTATGGGTATGTGCAGCCATTTCGTCTGAAGTAAGTGTATGATCAGCAGCAGTACCTGCCACACTTACACTACCAGCAGTTGCTACATTTTCAGCACCACCTGTAGATGCTAAAGCTTTGTTGTTTGATCTTCCTAAAGCAACATTATTTTGTAAGTCTGGTAAACCAAAAGTTGATGAACCATCTCCAGATCCATAGGTCGTTCCTACAACAGCAAAAAGATCTGAATATGTACTTCTGGATACATTTGAGCCATTACATTCTAGAAAACCACTTGGTATTGATGTTGAACTCCAAGGTACAATAATTCCAGTATTTACGCCTTGAGCACCCGTTAGATTAGACCCACTGTAGTTATATTTTGTTGCCTCATAATTGCTCATATGTTTTACTTATTAATGTTTACTATTTATCTTTGTATACCCATCCTGCTGTTGCATCACCAGAGTATACTAAAGTAAAACCTGCACCCTCAGTAGATACAGTTAGGTCAGAAGACGCACCAGCTATATTGGAACTATTTCTA